TCGGAACGCCGGCTCGGTCCGGGTGTGCTTTTTCACCTCGCACGACACGACGATCCCCTCTTCCAAAAGCAGGTCGAGCTGTTGCTGGATCACCTTGCCGCTGACGCCGGCGGACTCGCGGAGCACGCGAGATGTTTCCCCCGCGGGAAACCGCTTTAGCGCCTGCATCACAGCCTGGCGATGCTTGTCGCCGCGGCGTTCCATCTGTTTTTGCTTTTTGGCCTCACTGGCTTCGTTCCGCTCTTCGTAGGCGTCGGTAGCGCTAGTCAAGCTCACCTCCCAATACCGACCGCCCGCGCGCTGCCGCGTTCCCTCGTCAACGTTCAAGCCCCACAAACCGCTGTGACCCGCGCTCCCTCCAACCGAGAACCACAATTCGTGGTGCCCGCCGCGATCCGGGTCATAGCGCACTCGGCGGTTCAGCAAAAACCACTGGCGCACGTATTCCTGAAACCCGGCCCAGGCGATATTTTCAAGCTCCGCCGGCTCATAGGGATCGGCGACCCCTTTCTTCAGGTGATGGCATAGAATCGGCGTGCAGCCCGTTTGCTGAGCGAGGTCTCCAAGCGTCTTCAGTAACGAACCGACGACGAACAGGTTCCCTGCGTCGTCCTTGACGCTCATCATCATCAGATATGTCGGATCGAGAATGAGAACCTCGAGGCCGTGTTTCTCGATGAACTCCTTGAGCGCTTGCGTGTGCAGGAAGTTGCCCAGTTGGGGAACGTCGAAGCTCCAGAACGCATTTTCGCATTGATGAAGTAGCTTTCCCTTCGACGCAGCAATGCGACGGGCCGTTTCCTGCATCGTGGCCGCCCCGGATTCTCCCGACATCATTCCCACGCGGATCGGCCTGGCAACCGGAAATCGAGCCAGGAACGGATTGCCCGTTGCCAGCGACAGCGTGAGATCCACACTGAGGTTCGTCTTGAGACTTTTCTTTGGGCCCGCGATCACACCCGGCTGTCCCTTTACCAGCAGTCCATCGATCAAGTACTCGAGTGCAAAGTCGCCGGCGTCGAGCTCGGCCGACGTCAGCGCCTGGAACGAAAAGGCCGGCCTATCGAACCCGAGCTGACCATAGTGGTCCTCTGCGACTGCGGTGGCGATTTGATCCGGTTCATAGCGGGAAACGCTGGCGGCAATGCGGCGAATTTCGTCCAGCGGCAAAGCAGGCTGACAACGGTCGATGTTGGCCTGGTTGAGGGCCGCCGAAATCTCGGCCTGGGACATGCCGACGCGCCGCATCGTGCCCGCCAGGCGGGCCAACGTGGCGTTCCTTTGGCCGGAGGGGATCTCATTCGCGACGGGCGGCCCGGGCCCAACGTGGGCCAACACGGTAGGCGACGCGGCCAACCGTGGGCCGCTGGCCAAGGCGTCGAGTTCGCGCACGAGCCACGGCGGCGGCTCGGGAAGCTGATCGAGCGGGACGTCAAGCTCGCAGCCGTCGACCCACCTGTACGCGCCGTCGGGGCGAACTGATGGCGGCACGACGATGTAGCCGCCGTCGGTGCGCGTGTCGACATTCGCAGCCAGTTTGCCGACGCTGCATTTCCAGGACTTGCCGGCTGCACGGCGGAAGACGTGGTGCCTGCCGCCGCCGGGGGTAATCGATGTGGGTGCTGCGGCAAGGGAGTGCGCTCGCTCGGGATCGTCGGCCAGCCAACGGTTGTCGGGATTGTCGATGTCGACGGCGAGCAGGCCTTCGGTCGCCAATCCGATGCACGCATCTGGTCGTTCGGTCCACCAAGCTGAGATCTGATCGAGGTCGGTAGTTGCGTCATGAAATCCGTGCGGCGTGAGTGGCGCCGGGTTCTCCGCGTTGGCGCAGGGAAATACCGAATAGCCGAGGTCGGCGTACTGGAGAGCTGCATCATGCAGGTAGCTCATCGCCGTTCCGGTTTACGATTCACCCGGCGAGCAGCGGCAACAACAAAGGCAACCCTCGCAGTCGGGACAAGTCGGTAGCTGCGCCTCGACGCCGCAGCAACTGGCAACAGGCGCCGCGAGCTTTGGATCCTCTTGTGTATCATTCTCGTCCGCGTCCATCGGCTCCTCCTTGAGAATCGGGCGATCGTCCGAGAATCCAGTCTCGGACTGCATTGACGCAGTCCTTGATGCGTGCCGACTCTGGGTGCAAAACGGGGATGCGCAACTGCCGCGCGTGGGTAACCTCGACGTCGGCGCCTTCCGATCGGCCAGGGACACGCAACACGACGTCGGCACGCGCGAGCAGCTGCAGGTCGTACTCCAGCCACTGGCGGTACGGCTTGGGACGCACCAGGTGCCAGAACATCGACAGGTGGGGCACGATCGGGGTTACGTGCAGGCGGAGCAGTCCATCGGCGATCTTGACCATGCGGTGCGTGTTGCGAACCGGGTCGGGATGTGTGTAGGGTCCGGCCACGTAGACGAGCGGGCGCTCGAGCATCGTGCCAATGAGCGTCTGAATGTGTGACTTAGGCATGGCGACTAAAACGGAATGTCATCGGGATCGATGCGACCCACCGGCACGGCCACGGCCTCGGGAATCGGTCCGAGCTCGTAATCCACGATCCGCTCATAGGGTTCGCCGGCGACGTGCCGCACGGTGATCGCCTTGGTGGGCGCGAGTGCGCCGCTCTCGGCCAGCTCAACGGCTTGCTCGGCGCACACAGGCACGACGTCGCGGGACCGTGCTCTCCACCACAACTCGGCCTTGCGGCGGGCGTAGCCGGTGTGCTCGAAGCAAACCCACTCCGATTTGTAGGCGTGGAAGCCGACGCGGTAGTCGACGCGCATGGTCAGGGGCGCATCTTCGTCGGCGCCGCGCTTGACGTGAACGCTGTAGAAAGCGTCTTTGACCTGATAGGCCGACTCGGTGACTTGGCCGGAAAGGATGCCAGCGTGAGTGGCTTTTGAATCATGCTGGTGCTTGCGCTCCGGCGGCGGAAACTGATAACCGCAATCCGGGCAGCGCGAATAGGCGATCGCGATCAGCGAATGGCACTGCGGACACTCCTTGGCCGGCGGATCGCCAGTACCGGGCGTACGATTCCTTGCCTGAACCATGTCGACCGGACCGTGACGCATCACATTGCCGGCGAAGTCGAGCACGAGGCAGTTGGACTTGCCAGGGAAGAGGCGAAAACCCCGCCCAACCATCTGGTAGTACAGCCCGGGTGACATCGTCGGCCGGAGCAAAACCACGCAATCGATATTCGGCGCGTCGAAGCCGGTCGTCAGCACATTGACGTTGCACAAGTACTTGAGTGGCGACCGCGAAAAGAGCTCGCGTCCAACGTGTCCACGAAATCGGGCCAGCACTTCATTTCGATCGCCCGCCGGCGTGTCGCCGCAAACGAATCCGCACTCGAAACCGTGTTTCTCTCGTAGGACACGGGTAACGTGGCGCCCGTGCTTTACGCCGCTGGCGAAAATCAAACACGCATTCCGATCGGCCGTGTAAGAAACGATTTCCTTGCACGCCGCATCGACGAGATTATCCTGGTCCATCAACTGTTCGACCTCATCGGCCACGAACTCTCCGCCGCGGACACGCAGTGAGGTCGTGTCAGCCTTGGCCGATCCGGCCTTCGTGATCAGCGGGCAGATGTAACCGCGGACCATCAGCTCCTTCACGCCGATTTCGTAGCAGACGGCGTTGAGAAAATGGTCCGCCGCACAGATCGAACCGGCATCGAGCCGGTAGGGCGTTGCCGTCAAGCCGATCACGCGCAGACGTGGATTGCCGGCTTTGGCCTCGGCCAAGAACTGGCGATACATGCCTTCGCCGTCGGTCGGAATCAAATGGGCCTCGTCGACGACGACTAGGTCGAAGGACGCCAGCTCGCTCGCCCGCTTGTAGATCGACTGTATGCCGGCAACGATCACGCGCTGTGCTGTGTCACGGCGGTTCAGGCCGGCCGAGTACACGCCCACAGGCAACTCGGGGCAGACAAGCCTCAATTTATCAACCGCTTGCTCGAGCAGTTCTTTGACGTGGCTCACCACCAACACACGCCCATCCCACCGCTGGACCGCGTCGCGACAGATGGTTGCCAGGATGGGCGTCTTGCCGCCCGCCGTAGGGATCACAACGACCGGGTTGTCGTCGTGCTCCCGCAGGTAGCGGTAGACGGCAGTGACCGCCTCTTGCTGGTAAGGGCGAAGTGCGAGCATCGGTTCAGCGGTCGCGCGGAAGGAGGCCAGTTCCACGGCACGTGAGACAGATCACATGCGGCCCATAGTCATCGGGCCGGTTTGAAAAACGGCTGGTGCCGATCCCGTTGCACTCGGGGCAAACCCTTTGCTCATCCGCATCGTCGTCCATGTCGCTGTCGCCTAATTCCATGCGTTTGATCTCCCGGTCGAGATACCAGCGAGCCTTCCGCAGGTCTTCAAGTTTCGATCCCTTCCGGCCGGCGCGGGCTAAATACTTCAGCACGTTGCCGAGGTGGAAACCAAGCTGCCACGTCTCGATCACGTCGATCGGCTCGATGGCCGAGAACGTGTAGTGCGCAGGGCGCACGATCGGATCGCTGGGCGCTTTCATGTTCAGGCCGACTTGGCCAGGGTTTGATAGAGCGACATCACCAATTGCGGCAGGTCTTCTAGGCGAATAATCACGACCCACGGTCGTTCGTTGGCTCGATGCAATACGACCGGGATTCGACAGCAGGCATCCGCAATGGCCTGGTCGAGCGCTTCGTAAAGCCGCAGCCTTTCGGCCCGCTTTACTTCAAAATGAAGGGCGTCGATGTCGGTCACCACATCGGGCGACTCGTCGCTTCCACAAAACTGGCGGCCGCGGTGCGCCTCCGTGCGCAAGATCCTCCTGATCTCCGCGGCCGCCTCGCGTTCGCCACGCTTTCCCTTGTTGCGCGAGCGAAGTCCCATAGTTAGCGCGCTGCCTCCGCCGATGCCGGACGCCGCCAGGGGGGCGTGCCGGTTGCCGCCTGCTGAGGCTGACCGTTAGCCGCTTCCCGCTTGGCGTAGCCCTTGATTTCGTTGGTCAATTCGTCCGTGTCCTTGCGCTTCTTGCACTTGACCGTGATGACGAGGGGCAGGTTGTGCAGCTGGACCGAGTCGCCGGGCGTCATGATGCCCACCGCGCGGCAGATTGCCGACAGTTCGGCCTGCGCGATCTGGACCGCCTGGGCGTTGGGATTGTTGAGATTCAGGCGGGCCCAGACGAATCGTCCTTTGTATTCGCCTTCGAGTATCTGGAAGGTGAACTGCACGTAGGTACCGGAGCCAGACTTGGTGGGCTTCTCCTCGCTCTCGGTGATCATGGCCAGGTATTTGCCGGCCGGGATCGGTTCGAACTCGATTGTCGGTTCGACGTTGTTGGCATTGAAGCCATGTAGTTGTGCCATCGAGAGCATCTCCTCAGTTGGGTTGGGTTGGGTTGTTGGTTGTTTCGGTGTGGGTCATGCCGGCGACGATGGCGTCCCATGAAAGGGGGAGCTCCGGAGCCAAGCCGTATCGGTTTTTGGCGACGCACGTGGGACCGCCGACGGTGCGCAAAATGCGTTCGCCACCGGCCGCTCCGATCGGAGCAGCAATCGCCCGCTGGCGGCCGAACCCGGCATCTTCCGAGCGGGTTGTGAAGCGGCGAGTCGCAAAAAGCACGGCGTCGCACCATTCGGTAATCAGCGCGGCCGCATGCTTGTGCAGCCTGGGGGAATAGCGGTCATAGGCCGGCGCCTCGGGATCTTCGAAGCGCTCGACCTTGGCGTGCGCGATGAGCAGCACGACCATCTGGCGTCGCGTGTGCAACGCCACGAGATGGTCGATGAACCTGCGCCAGTAGTCGAGCGCCAGGATGTAGCCCTTGCCATACCCGCCGCCGACTTTCTCGATCGTGGTGACCGACTCGCGGCGACAGACGGCGTCCCAGATCATCCGTTCGAGCCAGTCGAGCGAATCGATTACGACCGTTTCGAAGGGATGCTCTTCGGCAGCAAGTTCGGAGAGCGCGGCCAGCACATCGTCCAGCGATCTCGCCAACGGAAACTTGGAGCAGTCGATCTCGTTAAGCCCGTCCTCCGTTTGCACAAAGATCGGTTTCGGCGCGCGGGAGGCGAGTGTCGATTTGCCGACGCCCTCGATGCCGTACGCCATGATCCGCGGCGGCATCTGCGTCTTGCCGTGCTGCACCAAGTCGAGCAGTCCCATTGCGTTACTTCCTGTGTGAATGTCAGTCAAGAAAACGGCGACGGGCAGTCGGGGCAGCGAACCATCCCGGTTATCAGGCATGCCTTCCTGGCACTGCCCGTCGCCTGTGCGCTTACAGATGTTCGAACTGCCGTGTCTCTTCGTATCCCGTTGGGAACTGGCCACTGAGCAGACAGGCCTCAAGGCGATCAAGGGCCGCTTCGTTTTCCTTTTGGGCTGCGGCCAGTACATCTGGCGCGACGCGCCACACGCCGCATCGGAACGGCTCCTTCTTTTCCACGGCGATCAGATGGACCGGCATGTAGAGCCCGACCACCTGGGCCAGCACAGCTCGGTAGAAGGCCAGTTGATGCGCATAGCCGTAGCGCCGTGCATCGGCTTCGAACCAAGTCAGGTCATCGCATGTCTTGAGGTCGACGATTCCCTGATGCGGTTCGAACCAGTCCATTCGGATCTGGCACCACTGACCACGGTAGTGCGTGCGGACGACACCTTCGGCGGCACCCTCCGCCAGCAGCTTTTGGGCCTCGGCGTGCTGGGCGACGCTTCCCGCCATGCGGAGAACCTGCTCGTACTGCTCGGCCGTGAGGACTTCCTTCCCTTGCGACTGCGCCCACTCAGCCCAGGCTTTGGTGCCGGCGCCGTACGGCAGGCCGGTCCGAGGATTGACCGGCCCGCCGACGGCGTACCGCTGACGGAAGGCCTCGTCGCCTTCCAAAATCACCGTGTGGGCCGCCCGGCCCACGAGATACGCCGGGCAATCCTCGCGATCCAACACCAGGCCCTGGCGCTTGCGGTGATACAAGAGAGGACACCTGCGGAAGTCTCCCAGCAGGTGGCTCGTGAGGAACTCGCGAGACTTGGCGTGGTAAGCTTCCGCCGGTTCGTGAACCAGGAAGCTTGGGGGACAAAACGTAGAAGTCATGACAGTCAGCCTCGCTTCAATTCATTCGTTGCTCGTCTACTGGTTACCTACCGCGAATCCTTTTGCGTATGCGGAAGAGATTTTTTTTCGACCCGCGCGGAGTTTCCTCCGCGCCGGAAGAGTCAGGTAGAGACCTGCTTCGCGAAATCGCTTTCGCAAGATATCGATCGAATCCTGCAACGTGGAGCGCGGCACTCCTTGGCAACGCGCCACTTCCGACGGGCCATGCTTCATCAGCTGGTGGGCCAGGCTGGCCATTTCGGGCGGCAACTGTGCCACGAACTCGGCTAGGTCCGTTGCGAACTGGTGGCGGTCCAGCGGGGCGGCGTGGTAATTGCCGCGCCGCCGCTGGCCGTCCTCGGGGGAAAGGGTCGCGGCCAGGGTCGTGGGCGCGCCGTCTTCCCCTACCACGTCCTGCGATAGAGACTCCACCAGTCCGCAGTCCCGTTTCCGCGCCCTGGCGTGCCTGAGCAGGCTCGCAGCCTGCCGCTCGACGACCGTCACAATGAACGCCTTGGGGTGAGCGGCGCTGCGCCGATACCGCGGCAGCCGCCTGAGCAGCTCCACTGACAGCTGCTGCTGGATGTCCTCCTGGTCGGCATGTCTGAGGGCAGCTGTGCGGGCCAGCTGTGCCGACTTGCGCCGCAATAGGCGCTGCACAAAACGGCTGGAAAGTACCTTCTGGGGATTGAGTGCCATACGAAAAAACTCCTCGTTGAAAATGTGGGAGGAGTTGTGGGGCGCACCTCGTGGGTCACCAGGACGGCCAGGGCCAAATCGGCTGCCGCTGTGGTACGCAAGATGCGTGACCCACAACGACCTCCACTTGGTGGCCAGTGCGTTGTCTGGTGACGAAAACGAAATTGATCACTTCACGGGAGCCCATCCCGCCTATGAGGCCGCGGCCTCCTCGGTGGTCATGAGCTGCGGCAGTCCGCCGCGGACTTCGAGATTGGCAACCTGCCCGTCTCCGATCGCCGCCAGGTCGCGGAACAGTTCGCGGTAGTGTCGTTTGAGAACAAAGTCCTCAAGGTCGATTTCCGGCCGGGGGCCGTTGTGGCCGCCAAACTTGTGATCGACCTCGACCCGTGGCGGCGGCTGGAACACGGGTTGTCCGCCCCGGATGGTCAGGCCGCGGATGCGGCCGAAGTTGATTCGCTGCAGAAGTGCGAGCAACCGACGCTGTGCAGCGGACAGGTCGTCCTTGGTAACGGGCGATTCACAATGGTGCGTCCACATGGTGGGTCTTCTGCCTCCATCTTCAAAGCGGCGCATGGGCAGGCCCTTGCAGGCCCAAGCGCAAACGACAGCCGAAAAGAAGGAGCACTCGGCTGAGCGGCGTTAGAACGGGGTGCCGCATGAGTCCCCGGAGCCCGGCCTTCCCGGCACCGGAAGGTCAGCCGCCCGCTCTTGCTTGAGGTGAGCCACTAGTGAACAAGAGGCAACTGACAAGGCGAATCTTAGCGGCATGCTAGCTGGCGTGCAAGTGTTTAGGCGAAGACTTTTTTTCGTCCGCGACAGCCGTCCGGCCCGAAGTGCTGGAATGGCAGTAACTTATGATTTGTACACTATCGCAGAAAATCTTTCTGCACTCGCATTGGCGGTTCGGGTTGACCCAGCTGTGCGATGATGTCTCTCTTTGCGCAAGGGGCGCAGTTGGGATGACAGAGGATTGCTGGTCCAGCACCGCTCTGGTCAGTCACCGATTTCGAGGCAAGAACTAGAGTCGGCTTGCCGCGAAGGAGCAAGCGGAATTGGACGCTGAGGTCCCCATCTTTTGGTCGCGCCTGAGGACGAGCAGCTGGAACGTTTGCCCCACTTTAGTTTACCGTTGCACGGAGAAGACTACGGCAAGGGGTGAGGTGGATCGTAGAATCTAGTCATAGCCCGCACTGCGGGGCTCGCTTTGCATCGCCGCTCGCGGCTCGGACGAGATCAAAGAATGCTCACCTACTTTAGAACCAAACTGGGACGTTGGCTCGTGAAACTCGGGCGCCTGCTAATCGGCAATCAAGGGCCGATGCGAACCCCGAGTCCCAACGTTGCCACAATGTTCGATCAGGTTGCTCGTGCCGAACTAGAAGAAATGCTCGGCTACGAGCGGTTCGTTCTTCGCGAGTGCGGAAATGCAATTCGAGGGCACACCGGCCAGGTGGGGCCGGCAGCGATTGCATTTCACGCCGACGGCCGTCAGTCCGTAACTATCTCCGTCGCCGATACTCTTGGCGATACCGGAGCAGGCATGGTCAAGAACATGAGCCCGCTTGTACTCACTTCCAGCCACAAATTGCTGGACATGATGTTCGAGTGGACAATCCTTCAAAATGACGTCGATTGCCCGTTCAAATTTGAGGACAAACTCAAAATCATCAATCGACCCAGTTCTCTAATCTATCCCGATTTTCTTGGCACTGATCCCTTGTTGCGAGGTACTGTGAAGGCCCTTTACAAGGAGTTAACGCCTTACCGTAATGCAATCACTCACAATATCTGGGGTCAAGCGACTAATGGAGATTTGAATTTCGACTTTGATCGCGGCGGCCGACATTTTGCCATGTCCGTTCCATTCGACACGGTACTCGCTTTGGCTGACACGGCAGAACTGATTGGAACCATGCTCGTCGGGCGGTCGGCCGACCAGTACAAGCTCGACACGCTACGTTGGCTGCTCGACAAGTTGACGGGCTTCCACGGTCAGCCGCCGTTCGGCGTTAGCCGGCCTCGCTTCTGCATGGTTACTCAAGAAATCGGACCGCCCGCCTCTGACTCTCCGACCATCGACTTGGCAAAAATACGCAGCGTCCTAGCCCGTACTTGGCCAGGCGGTCCTGTTACCTTTGACCTCACGGTGCTGGCGAACACGGTACCGCATCAGACTGTTTGGAAAATACCGGCTACTTCGGTCCCGGAGGGCGAGGCTCTTATTCTCGACAAGCAGTGGGATCAATTTAGGGTTCGGTAGGCCGCTGGCATTCTCGTTCCGACTCTAGGTGTCTCGCCCGGCAATCCGGGCAAGCCACGCTCGGTACGACATCGATCCGACATCAAACGGAGACTGACGCCGCAGGCTTGGAAAGGTGGACGGGCAACTCAAGCGCTGGGGGCAGTGATTTTTCTGTCCCACGTGCCGCGCCCGAAGTGCTTGAATAACAAGGAATTATGATTGGTCGACTTTCGCAGGGATTTTTTCCAGCGTACTCGCATAGACGGTCCGGGTAGGTAACCAAAGGAGTGAAAGCGCCTGTTAACCGCGAGTCGAACATGGAACCTGCGCGAGAGTTTGCTGATTCGCCCGACAAAATGACAGTCAAGCAGAGGCTGGAAGCGATTGCCGTCATCCTGGCCCGCGGCATCCTGCGCATGGCGCAGCGCGGCAAATCTCCGCAGGCTCCGCCAGAAATGGGGTCTGCAGAATCCGGCGCTGAAGGCCTTGAGCTTTCCCCGAAAACGAGGCTCAATGTCCAGTCCAGTTAACGGGGCCGAGCGGGTCCCAAATGAAGCGAGCCGTCGCGGTGCTGAAACACCACGCCGGCTCTCACCACAACACCCTTTGGGTTAGAAAGGGCTCGTCATGGCTAGTCTCGATTCTAGTCGCACGGCGCGTGCGACGTCACCCGCGCTCAACATCGACCGGGAAGTGTCCCTCATGCAGGCGATGTCTGTCGATTGCCTGCGGACCAAGTATGCCGACGTGTTCGGCGAGCCGACCCGCTCGCGGCACAAGGAGTATCTCATCAAGCGGATCGCCTGGCGGATGCAGGCCAACGCAGAAGGCGGCCTGTCCGAGCGGGCACGCCTGCGGGCGATGGAGCTCGCCAACGACGCCGACTTGCGCGTCACGGCACCACGGCGGCCGAAGCCCGTGGCGGATGCGGCCGAGCGTACTGTGACCGTGGCGAGCAGCGTCCGACCGCACACTAAACTATTACCCGGCACTAGGCTGACGCGCCAGTACAAGGGCCGCACGTTGCACGTAACGGTGCTGACCGAAGGGTTTGAATTCGAGGGCGAGCGCTACAAATCGCTGACCGCGATTGCCGAGTTTGTCACGGGCAAGCACTGGAACGGGTTTCACTTCTTCGGCTATCGCCAGCCGGGAGGTGCCCGATGAGCCGCAAGAAAGAAAAACCAGCGGTGCCGAAGACCGTGCGCTGCGCGATCTACACCCGCAAGTCGACCGAAGAGGGCCTGGAGCAGGAGTTCAACTCGCTCGACGCCCAGCGCGACGCCGGCGAGGCGTTCATTAAGAGCCAGCAGCACGAGGGCTGGGTATGTATGCCCAGCCAGTACGACGATGGCGGTTTTACCGGTGCCAACATGGACCGCCCGGCGCTACGGCGCCTGCTGGCGGACATCGAGGCCGGCAAGGTGGACTGCGTGGTCGTATACAAGGTCGACCGCCTCAGTCGCAGCCTGATGGATTTTGCCCGCATCATAGAGACATTCGACCGGCACAAGGTGTCGTTCGTCAGCGTCACACAGGCGTTCAACACGGCCACGTCGATGGGTCGACTGATCCTGAACGTGCTCTTGTCGTTCGCCCAGTTCGAGCGCGAGATGATCAGCGAGCGGACCCGCGACAAGATCGCCGCGGCTCGCCGAAAGGGCAAATGGTCAGGCGGGATGCCGATCTTGGGCTATACGGTCGCGGAAACGAAGCTTGTCGTGGATAAGCACGAGGCGCAGTCGGTCCACGATATCTTCGAGCTCTACCTGGAGCACCAGTCGCTTTTGGCGGTTGTGCAGGAACTAAATCGCCGCGGCTGGCGGACCAAGCGCTGGACCACGAAGAAGGGCCTCGCCCGGGGCGGCCGGATGTTCGACAAGGGCTCGCTCTACCAACTCCTGACGAACGTCGCATACATCGGAAAGGTCCGTTACAAGGACGAGGTCCATGCCGGCGAGCACCGGGCGATTATGGACGCCGACGTGTTCGAGCGGGTGCAGACGCTCCTGCTGCGAAACGGACGGAGCGGTGGCCGGGCAATGCGGAACAAGCACGGAGCACTACTGCGAGGCCTGTTGCGCTGTGCCGCCTGCGACTGCGGGATGAGCCACTCGTTCAGCAGTAAGGGGACTCGCCAGTACCGCTACTACGTGTGCCACCGCGCCCAGCAGCGCGGCTGGCAGACATGTCCATCGCCATCCATTCCCGCGGGCGAGATCGAGCGGTTTGTCATCGACCAGATCCGGTGCGTCGGTCGCGACCCGCAAGTGATCGGACAGACGTTGGCACAGGTCCGCCAGCAGGCCGAGATCCAGATCGACCGCCTCAAGGCCGAGCGCGGGGGCCTAGCGAGCCGGCTCCACGATGACCACGCTGAGTTAGAAGGGCTGGCGGCAAACGCCCGCCCTAGCGATCCGCGGCTCGTCGACGCCCACGACCGTATCCGCGAGGCCGAGCAACGGGTGACCGAGATTAACAACGAACTGGCCACGCTCGACGGCAACTTGATCGACGAGGCGGAAGTTGCCGCAACGCTGGCCGACTTCGACGCCATGTGGGCCCGCTTGGCCCCGCGCGAGCAAGCCCGCATCGTCGGACTCTTGGTTGAGCAGGTTACCTATGACGGTAAGAACGGCAACATCGCGATCACTCTCCGGCCGACGGGTATCAAGGCGCTTGGCGGCGAACTGGGCGAACGAAAGGAAGAGGCGGCATGATCACCATCAAGCGCAAGGTGCATTTTGGGCAGGGCCGACGCACTCGAAAGGAACTGCGCGAGGGCGGCCGCCCGCCCGCGACGCTCGTCGGCCGGGTGCCACGCGTGTCTCGGCTCATGGCTCTGGCCATCCGCTTCGACCAATTGATCCGCGACGGCGTCGTGGCGGACCGAGCAGAACTTGCCCGGCTTGGCAATGTGACCCGGGCGCGGCTCACGCAGATCATGAACCTGCTGTCGTTGGCGCCGGACATCCAGGAGGAGTTGCTGTTACTTCCTGCAATGGAGCAGGGGCGCGACACCATCACAGAGAAGGTGTTGCGACCGATCATCGCAATGGAATGTTGGAACGCTCAAAGGCAGGAGTGGCTGCGTCGTGCTTGATGGCGACAATGCCACACGCGGCCGGTGTTTGAAGGGGACCACCTACCCTGGTGTCGCTTGCCGACACCCTCCTTCGCGACTATCGGAGGCTAGACCAAGCGTCCTTCTCGCCGACATGCAGAATTTGGAAACTAGCGACCGTCTGCCGCCGGAACTGCTTGCAATCGGCAAATGGCAGCGGTAGCTTGAAGTCCCCTGGCCAGGTGCGAGTGCGTATCGGCACATCGACTCCTGTGGAAACAATCAGATCGAGAAAGATGCGAAATGGCTGGTCGCAGTGCGCACAAAACCGAGCAATCCAAACGCGCCCGTCAAGTGCGATCGGTGAGCTGGCATGGGCATCTAAAGGTGCTCCGCTTCAAGGGCAGCAGCTTGGTTGTTTCCCGCTCCGCATGCGTAGGGCCAGGTGCAATGGTCGTCCAGAATGGACGAAGCGCCTGGGTGCGCTGCGACCATGGCGACGTTCAAATCCTACCGGCATACTTCGCCCCGGAGCTTCTTGAGTTTGACGGACTGGCAGTTGAGCTTGCCGTAAAAGAAATCACTGAGGTTGACGAGTACGAATCGTACCGGCATCTTGCGAACCTTCATTACCGAGGACACGAGATTCACGGCCGCACGTCGAAGCTCATTCTGAGAAGCTTTCACGCCGCTTTCCCCAAAGTCGTCGGCTACATCGAACTCGCCACTCCGTTCCTGATGAATAAGCCGAGGGCGAATGTTCTAAACGCTCCATTCCAGAACGGCTCAGTCTCTTGGGAGCAATGGGACAAGACTGCCCTCCGCAACTACATCAATCTGATCGTCCGTATTGGCCGCATTGTAGTGGCACCTGAGTTTCGGGGACTCGGAATTGCTCAGACGCTTATGCAGCACGCCTTTCGCTTCGCCAAAGATCGATGGCAAGTTGCCGGTTTCAAGCCCTATTTCATCGAGATCTCGGCCGACATGCTCCGCTACATTCCCTTTGTCGAGCAAGCCGGGATGCTGTTCGTTGGAGAAACTGAGGGGAATCTCCATCGCGTCGAAAAGGACATGCGCTATTTGATCGGACGCTTCGGGAACGGTCGTGCGAGCAAAGAAGACTCACAGGCGTTTGAAGCCAGTTGTGGCATCTGCGATGAGCAGCTCGCGCGAATGAATCACTCGCTTAAGGTAATGAAAGAGGAACGGATTTCGAAGAAGACTTTCTTAGCACGTCTCGGCTCACTATCTCGCGATGTCGTCTTGAAGGACTTTGCACTCTTTCGCGACATCGTTGTCCTTCCAAAGCCGCACTTCATGCGTGGCCTAACGGATGACGCTCACACATTCCTCTGTGAAAGGTTGCAATCGCTCGGACAACCATCCCGTGAAAAGGCTCCCCGCCTTGCGGTACAAGCAATCGCCAGCCCCATACTAATTGATAACTTGTCGGTGAAGTATACGTCCCATGTGCGCCGGACCAAGACGACACATGCGATACACCAGGCGTTTGGAATTTCTCCGGAAAGTCTGTCTTGCGCTGTAGTTAGCGATCTATCACTTTCCATTAGCCCAGGAGAAATCGTAGTTGTTACGGGGCCATCAGGTTCCGGCAAGACGAGCCTCCTGCGAGCGATTGAGGCTGCCACGAAGGCCAAGTTGCCTCCAGACTTTTCCGGCACGATTCGAATCCCAGACAACCTCAGACTGGGAACGTTTCGAGAAACTCGGTCTCAAAAGGCGCTGATCGAGCTGGTCAGCGACTCGAGGGGGATCACTTTCGGCCTGCATGTTCTTAGCCTCGCGGGTCTAGCTGAGGCATTTGTCTACTTGAAGAGGTTCGATGAACTTAGCGCTGGCCAGAAGTACCGCGCTGCTTTGGCGATGCTACTTGCGTCTTCCGCGAATGTGTGGGTTGCGGATGAGTTCTGCGTAAACCTTGATGCCGTCACTGCAAGCGTTGTGTCTCACAATCTCCAAAAGATAGCCAGGCAAACCAAAGCAACAGTCATCGTTGCTGCGCCTGACTGCAGCAATTTCATAACTTCGCTGGCGCCTGACAGAGTGCTACTGCTGCGAAGTTCGACAGAACATGTGTTAATGTCGGGCAGCGACTATCTATCGCTAATGTGTTCTCGGGTGCGACGTGTATTCTCCGCACCGCGTATTTCTGTGCCGGCGTGGACTCGTAAGGCGATCGGTGATGACGGTACAACTTGCGTGGTCACTCAGTGCAATGACGTTAAGGAAGGCTCGATAGTACTGTTAGTAGATCCCAAGGGTGAGATTCCGGCCAGGGTGTGTTCGATGGAGCGAAAAGTGTGCTCACATCTTGGCCAAGCGGATGTTGACGCTACGGGTTTTGCGTCGCTATCGGAGCTTCGTAAGGCGCTTAAGCGTTCTGCCGATTTTTCCCAGGAGGCGATTGCCTTTGTCGTGCGCGTTCGCGCTTTGAGCACAC